AGGAGCGAACAATCCACGAGCAAATAACAGTATTACTGTACAGTCTACCCCGCCACAGCCCATCGCGTCTATAGCCCCTCTTCCCACATCTCCAACTGGCGGGGTAGACCCTTATAACGAAGATGTTCGTATTGAAGAGTGGCTTGGATTTAACTACAAACAATATCTTGATTACGTTCTTGATGCTGTTAGCAAAGACAACTTTGAACTTTTGCGTGCTCTTGATAGCGTGGAGATACAGGCAGGAAAGCTTACTGACCCGAAAATTGAGCTTTTGCGCGAAGTGCTTAGAGACGGCTTCAAGAATGGCAACACTATAAAAGAAATAGCGCAAGCTATTAAAGAAGAAGTTGGTGTTGATGATTTGTACGAAATAAAAGACGGTGTCGTTACTGATAAAGTTCTCGTTGCTAAAGAATACAGGCCAGTTCTTATTGCTCGAACAGAAAGCACTCGTTTAGCAGCTGAAGGTGCAAGAAAGAACTACGCAGCTAATGGTATAGCGCAGTACAAGGTTATTGCTAGTGTTGGTTCAAGAACGTGTAGCACTTGTGAGGGAATGAATAATAGGGTGTTCAGTGTTGATGAAACACCTCCTCTTCCGCTGCATAGTAATTGTCGCTGCACTATCGTTCCAGTAACGAGGCTTGATTAATCATGAATTGCCCAAGCAAGTTCACGCTCAGCGGTGTAGGTGTTAATCTTCCCGGCGGACAAGAACCTCTTGTGCAGGTAATAAATAAAATAAACGCAATCATAGACACTTTAGAAAGTTATGAAACGCGTTTAGCTCAGCTAGAAGCAGACATTCAAGCACTTAAACAGCAGGTGATTGTATGACCGCGAGAGAATGTAGTCACTGCCGGAAAATTGTTTTCTTTGACCCGCGCATGGGCGACTTTGTGCATGACTGCGGAGATTTTCCTGTAAGTACTGCGCGTGGTACCGAAGACGTGCCTGTAATGGGGAACTGGAGCGACTATACAGGAAGCAATACAGACTCCACGCTTCAAGCAAATGTTCGTAATCAAGGTACAGCCGCAAGCAACTTTGGCACGCGAGGGTGTAGTCTTGGACATAAAAATTATGACCGAACTGTGCATGGAAATCGTAGTTCTACACATCGTACACGCTCCCACCTGCAATACTTTAGTGACGATAATCGCTAAAGGAATATTCTATACTTAGCGTCTACAAGCTTAAAAGCACTTATAGACGAGAATAAACACAGAATGCCATCGAAAGACACTAACGCCAAAAAAGACTGGCGTTATATAGAATTTCTCGCTCCAATAGAAGAGAATATGCTCGTTGCAGAGAGCACAACATCATCTTCTGGTAATGGTAACGGACAGTTCGTAATCCGGGGCACAGCTATTAACAGCACAACAACCCTTAACGGACACACTTTCTTAAGTGAAGAATTACAGCTAAGCGCGCAATCACTCGTAGACAAACCACTACTCAAAGACCACAAGAATGAGGTAGACAGCATTATAGGGCGTACCACGAAAGCGTTCTACGACCCTACTTCTCAGAACGTGAAATTCGAAGCATTCATAGCAGAACCAAAGTATCAGGAAATGGTGCGTGACGGACGACTAAAAAACGTGAGCGTCGGTGCCATGGTCAAAGATGCAGAAGAACAAGTCGATGAAGACGGCAACGTACAAAGCGTGGTCCTAAGAGGAATACACTTCTTAGAACTATCTGTTGTTGCAATCCCAGCAGACCAAAGCGCTGACTTCGCAACAGCAGTACTCGCTTCTCTAGACTTGAAGAAAAAAATGACCCCCACTGATGTCTTAGCAGAGACTAAGGAAACGTCGGTGGAAGAAACATCCCAATCACCTATTCAGGAGGAAAAGCCTATGGCAGAAGAAAATATCCAAGCACCAGCAATGGATGCAAAAGTCCTCGAAATGCTCACTGCACTCCAAGAGCAAGTTGCAAAACTCACTCAGGAAAAAAGTAAGCAAGTTGAGGAGAAGAAAGACGAAACCAAAGGAATCGTCGCACCAACCACAGTCAAAGAAGAAACAGACGCACTATTCGTAAAGGACAGTATCGGTTTCTACCACAAAGACCTCGGAGCAAAGTACAAGAACTACGCTCACACAGGCAACACTATGCAAGCACGCATTAGAGGTGAATACTAATGGCAGCAACAGCACTCGGTAATCCAGCAGGCGCAGTATGGGTAGCAGACTTCGGCGCGCCAAAAACATTTACAGGAAAAGCATACCAAAACATCAGCGGAGGCGTACTCGTATACTTCAGCGGAGCAGCAGGAGCAGTCTCTAGCGGTACAAACAGCTTCGTAACAAGCGATGTTGGTGTATGCATTGACGCAAGCGGCGGTCTCTTTAACGGTATCGCACTTACAAGCACAGCAAGCGGAGGCGCAGTCCCAGTAGCAACTGAAGGTGTGTTCATCCTCGTTGCAAACGGAACAGTAACCGCAGGTACAACTGTTATCTGCGACGGTAACAACAGCGTACGCACAGGCACTACAGCAGGCCACGTTATTGGTCGAGCACTTACTGAAGCAGCAAGCGGTAGCTACTGCCTCGTACAATTGAGAGCATAAGGAGGAAGAAACATGACAAACATGAAATTCGTACAAGAACTCCTTAGCACAGGCACCGGAACAGAGGGCAGCCTTCTTATCGAGAAGACCATCTACGCGAGCCTTGTTGAGGAAGCAGACAGAGTTCTCTTGCCAAGAGAACTCGCAGCACTGTACTTCGGTCCAGCACAAATCAACGGCAGCAGCATTGACGTAGACCTCGTAGTGCCACTGAGCATGAAGGTACGCGAGATTGCAGAAGGCGCAGACATTCCAGTTGACCAAGTAGAATACACCAGCTTCAACATGAAGCCAGTAAAATACGGTGTCAGTCTCCGCATCACTCGTGAAATGCTTGAAGACGGTAAATGGAACTTACTTGAGCACAACGTAAAGTACGCAGGTAAGCGCATGGCTGAAAACGAGAACAGCCTTGTTATTAGCGATGCACTTGATAACGCAACAAACACCATCAGCGGCGGAGCAAGCGTCACTATCGCTAACATTACGGCTGCAATGCAGAAGCTTGAAGAACAAGACTACACTCCAACAGACTTTGTTGTCGGCTACGAAGTCCTTAACGACATCCGCAACATTGACACTTTCGCTGAAGCAGACAAAAGCGGCAGTGCTGAACTCCTTGAAACAGGCTTTAAGGGTACAATCTATGGTATGCGTGTATTCCGTGTGAGCAGCAACGCAGGCATGACGAAGACAAGTGCTTATGTCCTTGACCGAAGATTCGCTTACGCACTCGCAGAAAAAAGACCACTCACTGTTGAACGCTTTGAACTTCCAAGCCACGACATGAGTGCAGCAAGCGTAACTCACCGCCTCAAGGCACGCCACGTACGCGCGGACGCAATCTGTAAGATTACCAGCTCTTAAGGGTGACTAACGATGGCCCTTAACGATGGTTTAAAGAGTCTACAGGAGTGGACAAGCGGACTTGTAGTTGATAATGTAAGCGGTACATTCGCAAACATTACTACAGTTAGCGGTACAACATTCCGCGCGGGTGGAAACTTCGTCATAGGTGGCGGCAGTCCTTACAACCAAGGACTTGTAGTGCCTATGACAGCAAGAGGCATCATCAGTGGCGGTATGTTCGTTGCAGCGAGCGGCGGTTTAGCATTCGCAGCACCAGCAAGTACAAAATACCCTATCGGCGTAGCAGCTGCAACAGCAGCGAGCGGAGCAACTGTGAACGTTATTGTGCACGGTATTGTTCCAGTTATTGCTGAAGGTACTGTAGCAGCTGGCGGTATCGCTATGATGGGCGCTGGAGCTGGCCTGAACACTGTTACACCAATTACCGCAGCAGTTGCTGTATCTGGTGTAAGACAGTTCGGCGTTCTTGACGCTGCGGCAAGCGGTACAAGTGCTACTGTGTTCATACACCTGTAAATAATCTTTTTTCTTTTTTTATTTAGTAATTCATAATGGAGGAGCATAGATTAACCATGGCATTTCACAATTCATCACCATACGCACAACCAATAGACGAGAACGCTAAGCCTGTGCCAGTACTGCAACCAAGTGGAACAATACTGCTTACAGCTGTTGGCAGTACAGCATTATTTACCCGCACTGAAGTGGTTCGGTTAGTGAGCAACAATGATATTCACTTTCGCGTCGGAAGCAACGTTCTTGCAATGAGCGGAAACGCTTACTTACCAGCAGGCAACGTAGAATACCTCAAAGTAGGAAGCAACTTCCAAGTATCTATAAGCGGTGCAGCAGGCACGTTCGGTTACGTCACCATAATGATGTAGATGCGCTTATGAGAATCGGCACTCGCAAACAAATAGGATTCCTTGGAAGCAGAAAAGTTATTCCTAGCTCCATAAGCGGTCTTGCTGCTTGGTTTGACGCAAGCAGAGGCGTCTACAGCGACGCTGCGGCTCAGTTCACGGCAGCGAACAGCGAGTCTTTGAGCATTGCAAGTAACTCTACGTTACAGCTTGGAGATATAGACTTTACAATTGCAGGATGGGCGTACTTAGACAGTAAAACTACGGCAAGGTCTATCGCTGGTAAGCGTGCTACAGGTGGAACTACTGACCTTGAGTTTACATTCGTTTACGATAATGCTACAGATAGATTTGTGCTCGCAATAGGCGACTCAAGCAATATCTCAACTGTTGCCGCTAACAATTTAGGTTCTCCATCTACAGGCACTTGGTACTACGTGGTCGGTTGGCGTGATAAGACTGCTGGAACTATAAACATTCAGGTTAATAATGGAACTGTCGATAGTGCTACTGTTTCAAGAATACCACAAGTAGGCACAGCTACTTTCAGAGTGGGTGCACAACAAAACACTGCGGCTGTATTTTGGAATGGAAGAATAGACAGTTTAGGGTTTTGGAAGAGGACTCTTACGGCAGCAGAAAGGACGTGGCTTTACAATAGTGGTAACGGTAGAGTGTACGCGGATATAGGGCAATCAGGCACTGATGGAAGCGCACTAACAACGAATCTTATTTCTTGGTGGAACCTTGATGAACTGAGCGGTACACGTTACGATAGTCATAGCACAAACCACCTTACAGATAACAACACAGTTACACAAGCTGTTGGTATTGCTCAAAGTGTTGCTCGTGACACTAACTTCGCAGCACAATTTACGGCAGCAAATAGCGAGTACTTGAGTATTGCTGACAATGCAACATTCTCAACGGGAGACATTGACTTCTGGATAGCGGGCTGGGTATATCTTGATGCGGTTGCAGCCAACCAGGGTCTCGTTACTAAGGATGCAGGCGCGAATAACCGCGAATATGGTGCATACTACAACATAGCAGATGGTATTCGATTCTACGTTTTCCATGACGGAACTACAATCAAAGAAACTCCTGGAGCTGGCATACTCACTGCAGGTACCTGGAACTTCTTCATCGGCTGGCATGATTCTGTAAACAACACAGTGAACATCAAGGTCAACAACGGCACGACACAATCATCCGCTCACACTACAGGCGTGTTCGACGGAACCGCAGCACTTGAATTAGGTCGATTCGCCACTTCTAACTATTTGGGAGGTCGCCTTGACTCCGTTGCTTTTGGCAAGAGTCCCTCTGGTGGTATCGCAAGCGTAATTTCTGCCATCAACACGTCGCTCTTCAATAATGGTCGAGGTAAGAAGTACGCAGACTTAACCGCAGCAGAGAAGTCTGACTGGGGTCTTGTTTCCTGGTGGAATCTCGATGAAAGCAGCGGTAACAGAAGTGATTCCCATGGTAGCAACACACTCACTGATAACAATACAGTTACGCAAGCGCAGGGTGTGAATTACGTTGAAGGGGTTGTTAGCCTATGGACTGACAACTCAAGCAACAACAGCGACTTAGTTCAAGTCACGCAATCAAAAA